AGGAGTTGATGGAGTAGAAGGTGTACTTGGTGTTTGTTGTGTTGGTTGATTAACTGGTGTAGATACAGGATCAGCGACAGTCGGTGTTGTTGTTACGGTGTCAGAAGAGGTGTCATTTGTGGTAGAAGTGTCCGAACCATCTACTAAATTAAATCCTGTATCTGTCAAACCAGTTTCCTCTTCTTCTATAGCAGATTTTATCATAGGATGACCCACACAGTCAATATATTGTTTCAATGGTAAGATATTGTTCTCCTTAATCTCTCTAGGACCTGAATATGTATATACTACACTGAGTAATCCACCAGTTCCAGTTCCTGCCTGACCTGGCAAACCTTTATCTTCTACAATAGGTTTAACAAAACCCAATATAGGTTCTGTCACAGTTGCTTTTACAAGTCTTCCCTTAGAATCTTTTGTTGCAGATCCAATCTGTCTCTTCTTAGATCCTGTACCTATTGTAATTATTGGATTGACATAGTTAGTTCCGACATTGACGATGTTCACGTCATCAAGTTTAGGAATTACATCACCACACTTAGCATATATTGCTGTAGCATTTGGTGGTATTACAAGAGTTGGGAACTTACGATTAAAGTTTAACACAAACTGATGTCCAGATTTTGTTTGTAAATCTAATCCCACAGTCAGTCTAGGATTGAATGATGGATCTATGGTTGCTAATAATATATGATCAGTGTCATAATCGACGTCGACCACTTGTAATACGTCAGTGTTACCAAAACTTACTTGTTCTAGATATTCACCGTCATTTACATGTTCTTGTAATCCTACTTTGCTTACCAATACACCGTACTGCTCATTAGGGCAAAATGTACTAGCAGGATCAAATCCATATCCTATGCCAGGTTTTGTAACTGCAATAGATTCTACTTTACCATTTACAATGTTTGGTTTAAACTCTGCACCACTACCCTCTGGTTCGTTACATGTAAATTGTGCTTTGACCTGTGCTTCTAAATTGACACTAGTGCCTTTCTTTTGCATGAACATACCAAGGATCTGTCCTATGTCATCAACGATAGGCAATGCTTTGACTGGACTAGTAGATTGTAGGTTATCCCATACCATTTCTGGGAAGCATGGTTTCTTATTCAAGATACTATTGTTACAGTTGACTGCTGCACTTGAAATATTACCAGATGAATCATAGAAATTTAGACCCTCAAACTTCTCTAAAGGTCCTCGTGTATCAAAGTTCTTCTCTGTTATACCAGTGGCAAGACCAGCTGCACTATCAAGGTCAACCAATGAACCTGTAGCAGTGTCAAATACTTTCTTAAGTCCATTACGATCAACAGCAGGAACAAAACCTTTGATAGGATTGCCCTTACCTACGATTGATATGGAGTTAGGAGGTTTGACCTTATACTGACTTGCTGCCTTTGCTGCTGCCTCAAGTCCTTTTGGTTTTGAACCAAGACCAGTTTCAAATACAGATGCACCAATAGCACATGATAACTGTCCATCACAGAATAGATCTATAAAGTCACCAACCTTGTTAAGTAAATTTTGTATCTTATCTCTTGCACCTTTGATAGCACCTGTAACGCCTTTCAACATGTCCAGTGCACCTTGTATCTTGTCCATCAACTTCTTCATAATCTCACCGAGGAAGTTTTGGACTAGACATAGTGCGGTATCTAATACATTCTCTACCAAATCCTTGAGCATACCTTTAATAAAATCACCCAATTCACCTATCATTTGTTTGAATAAACAAGATACCAAGTCACCGACACTCTTTAATTGATCTCTGACTGCAACATCTAATTCTGGATCAGGAATACTTAGATCAGCAAGTCCCTCCTTTACAAGTTTGTTGGTCTCTTCCATGACCACACCCTTGATATTGGCAGTCAGTCCAGTAAGTTTCTTTTGTATTCTTTGTTGTGTTAAATTAATCTCATACTCCATATCAACAACTTTACCAGTTGCTTTGTTGATAAACTGATCTATCTCGTTCTTTTCTACACCACGAGCAAACTTCATAAACTCTGCCATAGGTGCTTCTAACTTAGTTGCAGTCTCTGATCCACATTTACCATTACCAACTTGAACTGTTACTTTTTGCTTATCAGTTGCTGCCTTTTGTTTCTCACTCTCAGTTTTCGCTGCACCACGTTCATTCTTTGTAGTTTCTTCTCCTTCCTCTTTCTTGTGTCCTTCATTGTTTGTAGGTTTTTCATCTACACCAGTCTCTTCATTAGTTTGGACTGTGCTACCAGTGTTAGCTGCAGAACTACCATCACCATTATGATCTGGAAACTTATATTTTGGTGGTGTTAGTTGTGCGAATCCTTCTTCTTTACCTCCTTCCACACCATAACCGCTGCTTGGGTTCTCATCAGTCAAAGAACCCATGACAATAGGAATCTGTGCAGATGTACCATCCATGAAGAAACCAACAACCCAAGTGTTAATTTGTAGTTGGTGCACTGATCCGATACCAGAACGTTGTGAGTATATGGGAGGCATCAACACCTGTGCCCATGGTAGATCTCTGGTAGGTAATTCTTTTCTGTTTGGATTATGATATCCTATGATTCTAACTTTTACTTTATTAGTCCAGTCCCAGTCACCATAATCAAAATCTCCATTACCATCTTCTAACTCAGCGTTCCAATATTTTGCACCATCATTCTCTACCTGTCCAATCCACCAGTTGAACCCCTCTCTACCTATAAAATTGGCAATACTCTCCATCATGAGTCTACTTCCTCCCCATCAGAGTCGGTGTACAATGTAAGTCTAGAAGTCATCTTATCCTCACTACTCTTAAATGTTCTTTCAACTCTACCAATAACATACTTACCAGAGTGAGCATAGTCTTGTTCTCTATCGCTAGTTCCTTTATATACATCCAACTGTACAACCTCACCTATCTCTAGTGAATAATCTGCTACAAATTCCACTACCACTTTTTTACCATAAAATAATTTTTCTCTTAGACTGGATTGTGAGAGTTGCTTTGTAAATCCCTGTGTGTATGTACCCTCAGTAAATAATGCAGAGTCCGATACCTTAGACATAATCCTAGTGTATGTTGCGTTAGTATCAAATCCTCTGTAAAACTCTGGTGTAAGACGAGAGTTCATGACCCTGACATCCTGATAATATTTATTGATGTTAAATGGATGTTGCTCAAATTTCATATCTTTCAAATCTATTGTCATAACATTACTTGAGAACGATCCTAGATTTAAACCTTGTAACAAGTCAGCAGATGACTCTACAGTCAATGAATCAAGTGGAAGAATACCTAGATCTCCTTCCTCCTCTAGATCTTTTGGATTATGTCCGACAACCATTCTTATTACAGGTTCTTTATCTGAGAATGAGTCGTAAGATTCAAAATTATATCCTGCTCTCGTCTGATAAAAAGCATATCCTGCAGTTGCTGCTGCACCACTACCTTTAGATTCTGGTATTGCCTTTGCTGCTAACCATCTGATTGCAGTAAATGGATTCCAATATGGTGACACGAATGAGAAGTTGTTGACACATGGTTCAAAATTTAATAATCTTTCTGGAACCACTCCCATCAAGTCACCTAGTATTTCTTTCTTTACAATATCATGTATCTTGAAACCCATGCCCTTACCAAATCTTCTTGATATTTTATTAGCAGCGTTATTTAAAAAATCTGGAGTGCATAACATGAGCACAGCAGATGATCTACCACCTATATTCCTTCTATCTTGTATATCATAGACAACAAATTCTCCACCAAGTTCTGTTCTACTCTCACTGTCTGCTATGCGAATGAATACAGGTTCCATGCCTTGTAGTTCTGATAGAAAACCAGTTTCACTGTCAGTTACCTGTATCTCCATGGTTATGGTAGCTTGTCTGATGTCTTCAGTGTATTTGACATACAACACCTGATTCACTCCAATGGGAGGGTAGTCCGCAATGAAGAAATTTACTAGTTGAAAATTAGATTGGGTATTAACTGACATTAGAATTGAGACGTTGTGTTATAGACACCAATATACTTGGATTTTCTAATTTTTGGTTGAGCAAGTGCACCACCTTCCTGTTGCATTGGAGGTTGAGACTTAGCAGCAACCGCACCAGTTCCTGCAGCGACATCAATTTGTTTTTGAGTCTTGGCGTCAGCACTCTCTCTGTTCTCTTGTATTGTTTTATCTGTAAGTTCTGTCAAGTTTGTAGTTTGTTCCTTGTTAAACACTCTCTTCATTATAGGATTATTCTTCATCATGAACTTTGCCATCATACCAACAGGTGTCATGCCAAATGCTTTACCAGCTATACCTTTAAGATTCTTAAATGTCTTGCTCTGACTAATTTTTTGTACACCTTTAAACAGTTTATTTCCTGCATTGAACGCCATGCCCATAGGTGTTAGGTTAAACATCTTCCTAGCGAGACTGGTGCGTTTCTTAATCGGTTGCATTGCTCTAGTTCCCGATCCACCATCACCAAGTCCTATTCCATCTGCAGTTCCTGTGTATGGTGCACGTCTTCCTTCTGTAGGATCTCCAACTAAAGCACCGCCAGGACTCGGAACTATGGCACCACCTGTATCTCCTCCACCTTCTTCTCCACCGCCACCGCCACCGCCAAACTTGCCCTTAACAAAGTTAATTGCCTTAGCAAGAATGCCACCAACTAGACTACCACCCTTTTCATCTTTATTATCATTATCTTCCTCATCATTAGCGACCTCTGCACTAGCAGCACCCAACTTAAATGCGTTAGATATCTTAGATATATTTCTGTTCAATATCTTAGATGCTTCCTTACTTGGTGCAGGGATCTTCTCTAATAAATCTGTCATTGCAACAGCAGCAGACTTAGCAGGAAGTGCTAGGGCATCCATAAATGCCTTCTTCATCTTAGGATCTACTTCAAACTCATCCTCTAAATCTTTCTTTACTTTGTTTTTGACTTGATCTTCACCTATTCCCCCATCTTCTAACTTGTCAACCTTTGATATATCTCCTGCCTCTGGTAAGTCAGGGTCAATACCCTGTGCTCTCATCTCTCTACGTTCTTTAAATATTTTTATTCTATCTTCCTTCGACAAATATTCTCCAGTTTTAGGATCTACACCCATCGCTGCTACTGGATCTGGTACAAGATTTTGTTTTGGTTCTGGTTTTGGTGCTACATTGGATCTACCTGTTGAAGTGTCCGCTTCATCTTTACCACCTTTAGCAACTGGACTCTTCTTACCAATTCCTTTAGCAACTTTTGCTCTATCTTTTATAAAATCGCGTAGTCCTTTGCCTACATTTGTTAGACCTTTACCCGCTTTACCTATTCCTTTTTTAATTCCTTTACCAGTTGCAGACGCAGCATCTTTAATACCTTTGCCAGTTGCATCTGCTGCTGACTTTACACCTTTGCCAGTTGCATCTAGTGCTGCCTTACCCGCTGCTTGTGCTGCTTTTCCTGCCTTATCACCAAGCAACTGTGCGTTCTTGCCTATGGACTTGCCTATACCCTTAGCAATTTTCTTAGCACCATCTGCTAAGTCACCAATATTTACGCCTGGCTCTACTTCTGCTGACTCTATCTGATCAACTCTATCCTCAAGCAACCCAACTCTCTGCACCACACGACGTTGTGACTGCAGAGATCGTTGCATCATCTCATGCGAAACTGCTTGTTGTTTATCGGAGTCGCCAGGTACTTTCATTAGAATTCATCCCATACTTCGTATTTGACCCCTTTACCATAAGGGTCTATGAGAGTCAATGAGTTTTGAATGTACTCCTCTCTTTCTGCACCTTGCAAATCATAAGGAACCGTAATGATTTGTGGTTGTTGTTTTACAGGAACAACTCTTGGATCAGGAATTACATTTCCTGCTACGTTTGTCACTCCCTGTGTCACTGGTTCATTATTCAAAGTTGATACTGACTCTGGCATTGTGCCAGGTGCAGTAATGCTTGAGGTGTCTCCTTTTTGTGGTGATCCCCCTGACTTCTGTTCTCCTGATGATGGGTCACCAACAGGATCATCAATGTTAGGTATCCACTTGTTTTTGCCAGGTTGCAACCATTTATTATTTTGATCGTTGTTTAGGAAATCAAAATGTACAGGATCTTTTTCACCTTGCCATTCAAAACCAAACTTCTTACCCTTGTCTCTCATCCATTCGTTTGCTTTAGATGCGTAGTCAATATCAACCGCCCAACCTTGACCATGTGGTGAGTTGCCAGGTTGTGCAGGACTAATTACGTTCTTGTCGCCCGCTTCTGCTGCGTCGACCAATGCTTGTTGTTGCTCTGGACTTCTATATGATGATGTCACACTCATAGGCAAGTTGATACCATCTTTTGCTGCAGCATTCACTGCCCTTATCCACGCTTTCATAGTTGGTGGGTTTAGTACGATGGGTCGACCATACATGTCCTTTTTAGGATCTGGTGCTTGCAAACCAGATTGTTGATCCTCAGCCTGTTTTTGACCTGGCAATACTCCCATGTCTTTAGCAGCAAGTGTAGCATCAAGTCCTATGGATACAGCAGTTCCAACGCCAGGTATTGTAGAAGCGATACCAGATGCTGCTTCAAGCATAGCACCTTTGAAATCACCCTTCAACAATCGTTGTCCTGCAAATAATAATCCTGCACCCATACCAACAAAAGGTATTTTCTTTAATAGTCCTTTACCTAGTGCTTTTGCACCTACTTTTGCTAATGCTTTACCACCTACTTTTGCACCAATTTTTTTGATACCTTTCTTTAATATTGTTTTACCAGCTTTACTTCCAGATTTAAGTAACTTGCCCGCTGACTTACCTATTTTACTTATTGGTCGTCCTAGTTTTTTAACACCCGCTGCTGTGTTCCTAAAAACTTTTCCTATCTTAGTCTTCTTGAATATTTTACCTATCTTAAACTTCTTGCCTAAGTTCTTAAGATTTTTAAAAGCTCGTAGTATATTGAATCCACCTCCACCTGGTTTGCTACCACCGCCTTCTGCTGCTGCTTGCTTAGGCATAACACCCGCTTTTGCTGCTGCCTTGCCACTACCCCACCATACTAATGGTGCTTTCAATCCTATTGTCTTTTGTGGTTTTGGTGTTTCAACGATACCAAAAATACTTTTCAGTCTGTTTGCCTCTGCTACTACACTACCTTTTGCAGGAGATGGAGGTAATGTTTTTAAGAAACCAAGAGACGAACTTATGATTAATGCTGCACCTTGTTTGTACACAAGTTCTACAGACTCACCATAATTTTTAACAGGAGTTATTACCTCTGGTTCTTTCTCTCCAACCTTTGCAATAGTTTCACTCTTTACAATACCACCCTTCTGTAATGCCACCTCTGGTTGGTATGGCATACTCTTTTTAAATGCTACTTCTTTTATTCTTTCTTCTACTATCTCTTCGTACTTAAGTTGTTCTTTGCCTTCTTCTTTCTTAGGTCGTTCTATTGCTTCTGGTGCACCATATGATGTATTCACATCATCTATAGGTATAGGTGCTAT